ATTGATACAGGTATCCTTGGTGTCTCTAATGACATCAACATTACCAACCTCGTGGGATATATTCGCACAAAAGAGTTTACCAACATGAAGAAGTGGGTAACTCAGAATATGGACAACGAGCCCCATTCTATCATGAGAAAAATCTATGACAACCTCTACACCCATGTCCAACCAAAGTCCATTCCTGAAGCAGTGCTGGTCATCTCTGAGTATCAGTATAAGTCTGCTTTCGTTGTTGACCAAGAGATCAACATGGTGGCATTCCTGACCGAATTAATGATGAGATGTGAATTCAAATGAATGTAAAAGTATTCCGTATGCGGTCTGGCGAAGATGTCGTTGCAGACCTGATCGAAGAGACTGAAGATAGTCTCACCTTCTGTAACCCTATTGTCGCTATTCCTAGTGGAGAAGGTAGACTGGGGTTTGCTCCTTGGGCACCACTTCTGAATGGACGTGACGCACCTGTGACTGTCCCCAAAGACTACATTGTATTCGGTCCTCTTGACACTCAAGAGCCAGTGGTCAAACAGTTTGAGCAAATGTTTAGTATCATTGAAACACCTAGTAAAAGACTTGTGATGTAATGATTGAAAAGAGAAGAGCACAGGTTAAATCTAAATTTTATTATATCTTCTGGGGAGTTGCTACTGTCTCTGTGCTGCTAGGTCAGATCTATGTTGGTAGTGGATACCGTAAGTTGCATTACTCTTTGGAAGACCTAATTAATAAGGTTAACGGTGTGATGCTTGAAGTCAAACCAAATCCATATGAGGGCTACATGTGAGACAAAACTACGAACCACTTAACTTATTTCCTATTCAATGTTTTGAGTTTCGTTGTGATCAACTTATGATTGATGATACTCTAGGTCTTGCAAAAGATCTGGTGTATCAAGCATACAACGAACCTACTGGTGTTAAAACCAGTGACGATATTCATCGTATGGAAGTATTCAAACCACTCATGTCTTGGTTTCAAACATGTATAGACACTGTGCATGTTGATACGGGTCTTGATTGTGATCGTCTGGCAGTCAACAAAGCATGGTCAAATAGGTCCCTAGCAAAGTCTGGTCATCATCATGATGCACACAGGCATCCTATGTCCTACTACAGTGGCATCTTCTACCTCACTCCAGGTGCTCCTACAATCTTTGTGGACCCTCTCTTCCAGAGAGAGTGGGGATCTTTCCACCTAGATGGAAAGATTGGGATGGAGTTGGCATATCATGGTGGTGCTGGTGGGTTGATTATATTTCCTAGTTATATGATCCATGCTAGTCTACCAAATCATGATGATGTTGATAGGTATTCTATTGCCTTTAACACCTATCCTAATGGTGGTATTAATACTGGTGGGTTTGGTAAACCTATGAGTAAGGTTAAAGTAGAATCCTGGAATGATAATCTTGGACCATTGAATCTTAATGACTATGCAAGGGACTGAATTACATATGTTTCCTGTGGTATGCAGGACATATCAACAACCTGATGAGACTCTCAACCAACGTGTGATTGAATCCATGGACGGGTTTCCTGCTCATCAGTCAAACTTTCCTGAAGGTGTCATTACATCACGTCCTGATCTCCATAAGATTGAAGAGGGTCCTATCACACAGTTGAGACAATTTTTCTGGGACTGTCTGGCAGAGTATAGGTACGCCTACAAACTCTACTGTGATGCTCTAGAGATCTCTTCCATGTGGTTTAACCATGCACCTGCTGGGAGTGGCGTAGGGCACCCCTTACATAGGCATCCGATGTCTTATCTGAGTGCTGTCTATTACCTCACTCCAGGTGCTCCTACCTTCTTTGACGATCCTGTTACACCTCGCACATATGACACACTAGATGTTTTCCAAGGTGATATGATGGATCGTGCATGGGGCATCAATGAAAAATTTGATGCACAGGAGAATAAACTTATTCTCTTCCCCTCCTGGTTGCGACACTACTCAGGTCGTCAACTAGATAATTATGACCGTTGGACTATTTCATTTAATGTATTCCCCTGTGGTAACATTAATGTGGGTCCATATGAAATGCCACAATTAAAGGTTTCTATAGAATGAAGTATTTGAAAACTCCACTACGCTATCCTGGTGGAAAATCACGGGTAGCAAAGAGTTTAATCGAGAAGTTTCCAACTAACATCTCAGAATTTCGTGAGCCCTTTGTGGGTGGAGCAAGTCTTGCACTTCTCTTCACTCAAAAGTATCCTGACACTCCCGTATGGATTAATGATAAGTATGAATATCTCTACAGTTTCTGGAAGATGTTACAGGATCGTGGGGATGAGTTATCTGAAACACTCTACCAGATTAAAACTGAGCATAGTACCGAAGAGAAAGCAAAGGAGTTGTTTATCTCTGCTAAGGCAGAGATTTCCAAGGCAGACATTTTTCGTCAAGCTCAGCTTTTTTGGATTCTTAATAAGTGCAGTTATAGCGGGTTGACTGAGAACTCTTCCTTCTCTAAGACTGCATCTAACCAAAACTTTACTACCCGTGGTGCTAATCATCTGAAGAATATCTCTCAGATCATTCAGCACTGGCGTATCACTAACCTAGATTATGAAGAAGTCATAATGAGTGGGGGTGACAAAGATGTATTCATCTTCCTAGATCCTCCATACAAAATCAAGACGTATTTGTATGGCACTAATGCTGAGATGCATAAGAATTTTGATCACACAAAGTTTGTAGAAGACTGTAAGGTATGTCCTCATAACTGGTTGGTGACATACAATGTTGACGATGAGTTGAAAGAAGCATATACTAACTATCATCAAGAAGAGTTTCGTATTACCTATGGTATGAAGCATCGTCCAGACAATAAACTCAAGACTGAATTGTTAGTTACTAACTTTGTTGAATCCACCCCTTTAGCATCTCTCTATGGCACAGTATGACATCCCTCTTAAGGACTACCTTAACAGTATCAATCTGAAGCAAGGCGATCTCTCAGAGGATCCTATTGCCATGAAGAAGTATCCAGCATACGTTATTAATAAGTGTATGATGCATCACATCGACACGTTGATGCACGCTAATGAGATGAATGCATGTCAGAATTTAGACAGTGACTTACAATATCAATATTTCCTATATAGTGTTAGGAAATCCAAGAGATTCTCCCCGTGGGACAAGAAGATAAAAGACAGTGATCTTGACCTAGTTAAAAAATACTATGGTTACAACACTGAGAAAGCACAAGCGGCACTAAAGATTCTAACCCAGGACCAGCTAAAAATTATTGCATCTAAATTGAATACTGGAGGTAAGAAATGAGCGATGAGATCCAATGGTCTCAAGACATGATGTTAGAAGTGACGCTTAAAGAACCCGACGATTTTCTCAAGGTAAGAGAAACCCTCACCCGTATTGGTGTTGCGTCTAGGAAAGAGCGCAAACTGTATCAGTCTTGTCACATTCTCCACAAACGTGGTAAGTATTACGTCGTACACTTCAAGGAGTTGTTTGCGTTGGATGGTAAGCCAACAAACATCACTACGAATGATATCGAACGTAGAAGTCGCATTGCGAAACTGTTATCAGACTGGGGTCTGATTGACATTGCTCGTGATGAAGAGGTAGGAGAGCTTGCTCCCCTTAACCAAATCAAAGTTTTGTCCTTTAAGGATAAAGGTGAATGGACTCTAGAGTCTAAATATAATATTGGGAAGAAAAAACAACCAGTTGAATCCTAATGTCACAAGAAACCACACCCAAGGTGGAACCTAAAAAGAAAGGTCTCCTAGGTAAAATCAAAGAAGCAGCTGATGACAAAGAAGAGCAACTTGCTATTCTGTCTACTTTTGTTAGGCTTGGTATCCTTGTTTGGAGTGGTGGAATACTCACCCTGGCATATATCAAACTCCCCCCTGCTCTTGGAATCCCAGAGCAAAAACTAGATCCTACTTTCATAGCCAGCGTCTTTACTGGGGTGCTGGCTACTTTTGGTGTTCAGGCAGCAAAGAAAGCTGGAGAAGGTGGTGGTAGTGGTGGTGGAATTACCAAAGACCAGATGGAAAGATTGATTGAGAAAGCAGCACAGACTGCACCTGCACAGACTATTCGTCTTGAGCAGGGACCAATCAAAATTACTACCGACGACTCATACAAAATGTAACGGAGAATAAAATGCAAAAAGTAATTAACGTTTTAGCAATCCTATCTTTTGTAGGAACTGCTGGCATTGTCGGCGGCGGCACTGCACTATATCTTAATAAAGATTCTATTATTGAGAATGTAAAAGGACAAGTTGCTGCTGCTGCGGCAGAAGCAATCACTGGTGCTCTACCTGGAATGATGGATTCTGCAATGCCAGAAATGCCTGCTGCTACTGGTGGTGCTATTCCCTCTCTGCCTAACTTCCCATGAATAATAAACTAAAGATTGTAGCTGCTACTGTCGGTGGTTTATTTGCTGTGGCACATATTGGATTACTTGGTTATGTAGTCCACAGGCCGAAGCAACCTCAGGTCCCTACCATTAATATCCCACGCGGCACACCGTATTCTTCTTATAA